AGACTAAGAGCAAAATTTATAACTACTTAGGTATTAGCGAGCCTATCGTTAATAGTAGCTATAACGACGACCAATGGGCGGCTTTTTATGAAAGTGTTATAGAGCCGTTCGCTTTACAGCTTGGGCTAGAGTTTACACGTAAGTTATTTAGCCCTAGAGAAAAAGCTTTCGGTAATTCGATTTTGTTTGAGAGTGGGCGCCTACAGTTTATTAGCAATCAAAACAAAATTAGCTTGCTAAAAGAAATTATGCCTATGGGCTTACTTACCGTAAACCAGGCGCTAGAAATTCTTAACTTGCCTAGCGTTCCGGACGGAGAGCGCCGTATACAATCGCTTAACTACGTAGACCAGGCACACGCGGCAGACTATCAGCTTAAGAAAGCCGGAGCGGATCCCACAGAGAAAGAGGGAGAGGAGGCGACAGAATGAAAGAGTTAAGAGTAGCTAAATTAAGTACAGAAACGAGAGCCGAGGGCGCGGCAGAGCCTAAAGCCTTAGTTTTAACCGGTACGCCTATCGTATTCGATACGCCTACCACAATTAACGACCCTTTTATGGGTAGCTACACCGAGGTTATTAAGCGCGGAGCGTTAGACGGCGTAGACCTTAACGACACGAGGCTATTATATAACCACGACGTGGCAAAAGTGCCACTAGCTCGAGCACCTAAAACAATGAGCTTAACCGTAACCGATAAGGGCGTAGAAATGCGCGCGGTATTGGCAGATACCGAGGACGCAAAAGCAGTTTATACGGCAGTAGAACGCGGCGACCTGGACGGTATGAGCTTTGGCTTTAAGGTACCGGAGGGCGGCGACACTTACGACCGAGAAACCAACACGCGTACTATTAACCGTATTGAAAAAATTTACGAGGTAAGCGTAGTAGCTTTCCCGGCTTACGCTAGTACAAGCGTAGAAGCTAGAGCGGCTATGCAGAGCTTAGCCGACGGTAAGCGCGACAACGTGCTTATTACACTTAATAAAATTTTGTATAAAGGAGATTGTTAAATTATGAAATTTAAGACTATCGCAGAAGCTTATAACTTCTATAAGACTAAGACAGCCGCAGAAATCGAACAGAGAGCGGCAGAAATCAAAAATATTATTGCTACAGACGCTAAGGCAGACGTAGAAGCGCTTAATATCGAAAGCCAGGGAATGAACCAGGCTATGGCAGAAATTAGAGCGGCAGAGGGCGCCCAGGGTGTAGAGTTTAGAGGCTTTAACTTCCTGGAGGGTGCAAACTTTGAAACTCGCGGCTCTTATGAAGCTACAGAGGGCGACGTATTCGCAAGCGCAGAATATAGAAGCGCTTTCTATAAGTCTCTTATGGGTCAGACTTTGACAGCTAAGGAAAAGGCGGCTTTTGAGAGAGCCCAGGCTATCACAAAGGCAGAAAACAGAGCTAGCGCTTTTAATACCGTTACCGAAAGCGCGGCGGTAATTCCTACTAACACTTTAAACGAAGTAGTTAAGAAAGCTCGCACTATGGGCGGCTTAATTGCTCACGTTAGAGCGTTTGCAATGCCTAGCAAGATTGCTATTCCGGTAGGTACTCCAGGCTCTAAGGCGGCTTGGCACGTAGAGGGCGCTAACGTCGATACAGAGAAAAACGTACCGACTAGCGTTACTTTCAACGGCTACGAGATTATTAAAATCTTCTCTATTTCCGCGGCTACTAAGACTATGAGCGTTGACGCGTTCGAGGGCTATTTAGTAGAGGAGCTTAGCGCTTGCGTTATGGAATGTATCGCGGACGCTCTTGTTAATGGCTCCGGATCTAACCAGGGTACCGGCTTAATGAGCGGTATTACTTGGGTAGATGATACTAACGCCGTTAAGGTTGCTAAGGGTACAGCTATCGCTTATGCGGACGTTGTAAAAACTGTAGCAACGCTTAAGAGAGGCTACGGCGCCGGCGCTAAGTGGGCTATGAATAACGCTACACTCTATAAGACTTTCTACGGTATGGTAGACGGTAACAAGAGACCTATCTTTATTGCAGACGCCCAGGGCGACACTATCGGCAAAATTTTAGGCTTTGAGGTTATCGTAGACGACAATATCGCGGACGACGTTGTTATCTTTGGTAACTACCACTATATGGGCTACAATATGCCTAACGGTATCGTTATCGAGACTAGCCGCGAAAGCTCTTTCAAGTCCGGACTTATCGACTATAGAGCGCTTGCTATTGCAGACTGTAAGCCTATCGTTTCCGAGGCTTTCGTTAAGCTTTACGTAGCAACAGCGTAAGCTAAAGGAGGGCGCGGCTTATGATTATGACAATCGAAGAAGCGCGCGACACTTTGAGGGTAGACGGCTCGAGCAATGACGCTATTATTACGCCGTTGCTCGAAGCTATCCCGGCTTATCTTGTTACTTTAGTAGGCGGCAAGGTTGATATTACCGGAGCGGATCCGCTTGTTAAGACCCTCGCAAAATTCGTTTTGCAACTGTGGTATAACCCGGACGGTACCGACAGCGACCGCCTACAGAAAGTAATTGATAGCTTAGCAAAGACTATTAAAGCGCGAGAAACGTATTTAACCAATTTAGAAAACAGTTAAGAGAGGAGGGCGCTATATATGGCTTTTAAGGAGCAAGTACAGTTTTACCGGTCGAAAGCCTGGAAGCAGACGCAAGCCGCGTTTATGGCTAGTAAAAATTATATGTGCGAGAGGTGCGACCAACCGGCGACAATAGTACACCATAAAACCTATATAACGCCCTCCAATATTAACGACCCTAATATAACCCTATCGTGGGATAATCTCGAGGCGCTATGCCACGATTGCCACAACAAAGAGCACTTTAGAGAAGCGGCTACAATGCCGGGCTTAGTGTTCGATAGTAACGGCAACTTAATAAAGCGATAGGCTATAGTATTAAGAGCTTGTTATAGCTAGAGCGGAGCGTAGAGAATAGACAGCGAAAGCGGACGCGCTCCAACTGTGGGCTTATCCTTAAAGCCTATAATATCTACGCTAAGGGGTGGGCTTAGCATAAGCTCGAAGCCTGGGAAGTACAACCGGGCAGAGGGTAAAGCTTATAAGGTTCTTTTATTTCCTCTCTCATTTTCTTATTCATTCCTTATAAGTTAGCAAGCTCTTAATAGTATAGCCTACGAGCTCGTTAAAGCCTCGTACAGCCGTTTAGACGTTAAAGGTATATAAAACTACCTACAGCGTTTAAAAGTGGCTCTACGGGGCTTTTATTCGTTTATATGGTACTTATACGCCCCCCTTGCCTTAATAATTCTAGGCAAAAGGGGAAACGGTATGCGGGGTTTTCTTTTCCCCTCCGGGGTTTTTCACGTAAGGGGGGAGGGTTTACCGGTAACATAATTTACCAATAAACAAACGTACGAAATTACTTTATTATTTATAAATTTGTAAGGGAGGTAGGAAACTATGAGCGGCGAGTATCGCACTATAAAAGACCTTTTAAAACTTATACCGGACGAAAAGCAACCGATAGCTAAGAAGCTCGTAACCGAATTAAATTTTATGAGTAAGACGCTAGCAAGCTTGCGCAAAATGGTAAACGAGCAAGGCGCTATAGAGCTTTTCGAGAACGGTAAACAGAAAATGCTAAGAGAGAGCCCGGCGCTTAAGTCCTATAATACGACGATACAGCGCTACAGCTTATTATATAAGCAACTTTGCGACCTCTTACCGAAAGACGTAGAAAAACCGACGGAGGAGGTAAACCCGATTTATGACTTTATTAGAGGAGAATAGAAACTATATACTTGAATACCTGGAGGAGATCCGGAGCGGTCGCGCTATCGTTAGTAAGAAAGTACGCACTATTTACGAACGACTAGCCCAGGAAATCGAGAGCCCTAAAGCTCCGTACGTGTTCGACGTAAAGCGCGCTACTAAGCCTATACGATTTATAGAGCGCTTTTGTAAGCACAGTAAGGGGGAATGGGCGGGGCGACCGGTAAAGCTCGAGCTTTTCCAAAAAGCCTATATAAGCGCCTTGTTTGGTTTTATCGACGAAAACACCGGCTACCGTCGATATACCGAAAGCTTTTTTATGGTGGCGCGTAAAAATGGTAAATCTACAATGCTAGCCGGTATAGCTCTATATTTGCTAGTAGCAGACCAGGAGCCGGGCGCGGAGCTCTACACCGTGGCTACAAAGAAAGACCAGGCTAAAATTATTTTTGACGAAGTACAAAATATGGTTAATCAAAGCCCACAGCTTAAGGCAATACTTAAGAAGCGTAAGAGCGATTTATATTTTCCGGACGGTATGGCTAAAATGCAAGCTTTAGGTAAAAACTCCGATACCTTAGACGGCTTAAACGCTCACGGCGTTATTATGGACGAGCTACACGGAGTAAAAGACCGTAATTTATACGAAGTTATGAAGCAATCGCAGAGCGCAAGGCGTCAGCCGTTGCTAATTATGATAACGACCGCCGGCACCGTTCGCGAGTGTATTTTTGATGATATATACAGCTACGCCGAGAACGTGCTAAACGGTACTTTTACGGATCCGCATTTTTTACCGATTATTTACGAGCTCGACAACGTGAAAGAATGGAAAAGCGCGAAAAATTGGGCTAAGGCTAACCCAGGCTTAGGCACTATTAAAAAGCTTTCGGACTTGCAAGCTAAAGTAGAAAAAGCTAAACAAAGCCCGGTAGACCTTAACGGTATACTCGTAAAAGATTTTAACGTGAGGGGTACTAAGTCCACCGCGTGGCTTTCGTTCGACGACATTAACAACGAGGCTACTTTTGATATTACAGCCTTTAAAGGTAAGTACGCGATAGGCGGCGCCGACCTCTCTATAACGACCGACTTAACGGCGGCTACAATACTTTTATACGACCCGGAAAGCGAGACGTATTTAGTAAAACAAATGTATTGGATACCGGAGGCAAACGTAGAGGAGCGCGTTAAAACCGATAAAATACCGTACGACAAATGGCACGACCAGGGGCTTATAAGATTTTGTAAAGGTAATACGATTAACTATAGCGACGTTACGGCGTGGTTTATGGAAATCGTACAAATATACCATATAACCCCGGCGTGGATATACTACGATAGCTACAGCGCTCGCTATTGGGTCGAGGAAATGGAAAGCAAGGGCTTTAGAATGGTCCGAGCTATCCAGGGAGCTAAAACGCTTAGCATACCTATGCAGAAGCTAGGCGCCGACCTCCAGGCTAAGCGCGTTAATTATAACAATAACCCTATTTTAAAATGGTGCTTAACTAATACCGGCGTACAGCAAGACCGAAACGGTAATATAGTACCGGTTAAAAACCAGGCGGCTAAAATGCGTATAGACGGCACCGCGTCGCTACTTGACGCTTACGTAGGCTTAAACGAGCACTATTTAGAGTTTATGAATTTACACGTTAGGAGGTAGAAAGAATGGCTAAACCAAGACTAGACAAAACAAAATTTTTAGACCGGTACCGCGTGGGCGTGGTTTTCCTGGAGCGCTACGAGAGGCGTAAAGCCTCCGGCGACGTTACTATCGTACTCGAGCGAGCTAAGGGGCTACACCTGGAGGAAATGGCGCAAGTAGAGGAGGCTATAAACGCCGTACGCTACGAACCTTATAAAAATATACTCTATGCTAGGTACATTAGTTTACTAGATTACTATACTATCGGTAAACAAGTAAACCAAACACCGCAGACCGTACAGCGTAGAATATATAGAGCTTTAAAATATATTGAAATTCCGGAGGGGGTGCAAGTATGAAAAATTTAAAAGATAAGCGTATCGAAATTAGAACGCTCGACGAAATGACAGAGGAATATATAACGGTCGCCACCGTGTGGGCTCACTTTAGAAGCTTAAGCGTAAAAGAAGCTTTTAACGCCGGAGCCGATACAGCGTGGGAAAACGTATATTTTACGTTTATGCGTCCGGTCGATTTTGAGCTAAATACTTATTGCTCTATCTTGTATAACGGCAACGAATACGAAATAGTAGCTATAGACTTATTCGAAGATACGCCCGGCGATAATATCCGCGTCCAGGCGCGCCGCCGTTATTGGTAAGAATGATAGCACAGTAGAGAGAGGGGAGCCCGGCGGCTCCTCTTTTTCTTTGTTCAAAGATTATTTACAAATAGCCTATTGACAAAAGCATATAAAAAGCATATAATAAGCATAGCGAAATATTGAAAGGAGGGCGTTATAAAATGCTCAAAGTGAATAAAACCAAATACGAGAAACAGCTAGCGCTTAAATGTATTAGCAATAAAGAGCTAGCAGAGGCTACCGGGCTTAACGTTATGACTATTTCAAGGCTTGCGAACGGTCAAACGGTACCGCGTCCGGCTACTATTCGCAAAATAACAAAAGTGTTAGAGTGTGAACCGGCGGACATTTTGGAGGAGGTGGAGGAATGAGCGCGCGAGTAATTGCCTTTTGTAATCAAAAGGGAGGCGTAGCAAAGACTACGACCGTATTAAACACCGGCGCCGCCCTCGCTAAGTCCGGTAAGCGCGTTTTATTGATTGATACGGACGCGCAAGGCTCGCTAAGTGTTAGCGTAGGGCTCGAGGAGCTTACCGACCAGGACGTAACAACGTACGAGCTTTTAGTAGAGGGAGCAGACACCGCCGACGCGATCCGCGACAACCTGGGCGCCGGTTATGATGTTATACCGGCAGATATTAGACTATCAGCCGCAGACCTTAAGCTTGTTAGCATACCAGGACGCGAGACACTTTTAAAGGACGCTATAGAGCCGTTCGTAAGCGAGTACGATTATATTTTAATTGATTGCCCGCCGAACCTATCTATAGTAACTATGAATTGTTTAACGGCGGCTACCGAGCTTATAGTACCGTTACAAGCTAACTACTTAGCTTTAAGCGGTCTAACACTTTTGTTAGATACCGTCGAGCTAGTACAAAAGCGAGTTAATAAAAAGCTTAAGCTTTCCGGCGTATTGCTCACAATGTATAAAGGCAGAACGAAACACGCCCAGGAAATCAAAGAGCAAGTAGCCGACTTTTTCGGCGATAAAGTTTTTAATACGGTAATACGCGATAATATCGCACTAGCCGACGCTCCGGCGCGTGGTATGGATATTTACCAATACGACCCACGAAGCAACGGCGCTAGCGACTACGCAGACTTTACCCAGGAAATTATAAGAATGGAGGCGACGAAATGAGTAAACGACCGGAGGCTAAAAACCCTTTGAGCAAAAAAGCCGGAGCTCTCGAAAGTATAGTAAGTGAGAGCACAGTAGAGGAGAGCAAGCCGAGCCGCAAAGCTCCTAGCTCTATAAACGAGGTACGCGCTACTTTCATAGTAGACAGCGAAAAGCTACAGCTATTAAAAGATTACGCTTATATCGAACGTAAGCAAATTAAGGACGTAGTAGACGAAATGCTTACCGAGTTCTTAAGCGCCCACTTTGACAACGACCGAGCTATAAACGGTAATACGTGGGATAAGTAAACTATATTACTAGTAAACTAGTAAACAAGATTAAAAGAAAGCGAGGTTATTATATTATATGATTATTTTTACA